GTTAAAGCCTATTTGAAGAAAGCGCGAGAAGCGTGTGACAAAGGAAACATTGAGATGCTCAACTCCCCTGCCATGACTGCTGAACTCTATGGCGTCATTGACCCGATGACAGAGCTCATCAACAAACTCCTATTGGAAAACCTAGAAACATCCCGTAAGTATAAGAAATCGGCAGATAGTGCCCTATTAGCCTTTGAACGCTTTGCTAGTGTGGCTGCTGGGCTAGGCATTGTCTTTGCCGTGGCTCCTTGGATTGGGGCTAAAAAGGCTCCTTCTGTTATAATTAAGCCGAAACGCCGTAAGAAGAAGGAAGCCAATAGGCCCTAGAACCCTGTTTCCTTGCGATTTAAGGCCATTTGACCCATGAACCCACGCAATCTACCCTGTAACAGCCCAAGACGCGATATAAGCGGCGGAAAGAAGAGTGTTGTCCGCGCCTGTGCCAACGGTCAGTCCAAAGTGATACGCTTTGGGGACGCCAACATGACGATTAAGAAGTCTTCTCCAGAACGTAAGAAGTCCTATTGTGCTCGTTCTGGCGGCATCAAAGGTACGTCTAACAAGCTGTCCGCCAATTTCTGGAGCCGAAAGGCATGGGGATGCTAAACTAACGTCATGGTTTACACCACAAAGACTCCTCAAGCCTCCATTTCCGTCTCAGGAGACTCCATTCAATTTAAGTATGGCAAGAAGCCATCTAAAACCGACAGCGGCCTTAAAACCGTCGTTCGTCAACCCAACCCAAGCAAACGTAAGGCAATCAAATGAGTGTTAAAGGCGAAAAGTATAGCTCCCGTAAACAGATGGTGAAGCACGAGAAGATGGAAGGCAAGAAAGAGCGTGCAATGGAATATGGCCCTAAAGGTAAGGGCTTTGGCAAAGCTGGCTACGGCAAACGTAAAGCCTGCTAATATGCCCCTCACCAAGAAGGGCAAAGCCATCATGAAAGTACGGCCCAAAGAAGGCTAAAGAAGTATTCTATGCCTCGGCTAACAAAGGCCGCATCAAGGGCATTGACTATCGGCGCACAGCGCGGAAATAGGTCGCTTTGCTGGTAGAATGAGCTAATGCCACGTTATAGCTCATACGGACGGTTAGACAACCAACAAGTTGATGACGGCGATACAGCTTTCCAGCGTATCAATAGCCGCTTGCGTCCCGACCAGCTTAAGCCAGGTGAAGTGGCTGCGAGTCAGAATGGCCGCATGGATGTGGATGGGGCGTGGCAAGTGCGTAAGGGCATTTCCATCTTTGGCTTGCCCATTACTACGGGAACCCGCGCATTAACGGTTCCGTTCTATCTTTACGCTAACAAGACTATTTCTAGCGCCACTCGCGCTACAACAACCATCACCGTAACAACCAGTGCTGCACATGGTTTCATTACAGGAACGTTAGTTTCAATTGCTGGCTTAACGGGAACGGTCAACCCCAATGGCAATCGCACCATCACATCTACGGGTGCCAATACGTTCACCTTCACTATTGCTGGTTCTACGGGCAGTGAGACATATGGCGGTTCCGGCATAGCTGGAGCACCCATTCTCGATGATTCCTCAGTGAACGGAGTCTATGGGAGCTGCTTGTTCTCCGATCCCGCGACCAATAACACAGAATACATTGCTCTAGCAACAAATAGCTCGCTTAGTTTGATTAAAGTGAGTGATGGTAGCGCTACAACAATTAACTACCCAACGGCAACAACCATCTCCAGCGAGGTCAATTTAGTCCAAGCGTTCAACTACCTGTTCGTCTTCCGTAATGGTTTAACAGCTTTGCAATGGGATGGCAACTTTGCCGCCCCTACCTTTACGTTGGTTGATAATGGGGCTTACACCCAGCCTGTCATTTATCAGGCCACGAACAACACTGTCATTGCCTCAGGCGTGGTTACAGTGACTGCCAGCGGCCATACCGTGTCCATTGGCGACCTTGTTCGTGTCAGCGATAGGGGTACTACGGGGCTAAACAGCCTAGAGGAATATCGGGTGTACGACACAACGGCCACTACGTTCAAGTTTAAGGCCGACTGTGCTGATAGCGCGGCTACTACGGTTGCTGTGGGTATGCGTCAGTCTATTGGGCTAGGCTTCACCCATATGCCCTGCCCAGACTGGGCCATCTATCACCAACGCCGCCTCTGGATGCCATTTAAGTACTTGTCCACAGGTACGTCTGGCAATCCCACCATTACGGCTAGGAACATCTCGGACGAAATTATTGCCTCCGACATCCTTGACCAGAACACCTATGACCAAATCGAGAACCAGTTCCGCATTGCTTCTGGTAGCGCTGATTACCTTGTGGCGCTGCAACCCTTTGCCGAAGACAACCTAATCGCCTTTACCCGTAACAGCATCCATCTAATTAGTGGAGTGGGCGCAGACCTTGGTAATGCTGTTGTGCGCGAAATCACCCGTGAGGTGGGCTGCTGCGCTCGTAAGTCCATTGCTCAAATTGGCAGCAAAATCTTGTTTCTCTCGGACAATGGTGTTTACGCTATTGAATTTGAAGACCTTTACAACCTGCGTGGGGTTAGCATCCCCTTGTCAGAAGCCATCAATCCTACGATAAATAACATTGATCCGCTCTACATTGACAACGCCGTAGGCATCTATCACGACAATCGTTACTACCTTGCCGTCACTCCTAAAGGCAGCACCGAGAACAATATGATACTCGTCTATAACTTCCTCAATGATGGTTGGGAGAGTGTTGACTTCATCAATAGACCTGGCTGGAACATCAAGAACTTCATCCGCGCTGGCGCTGGTGGCTTAAACAGCCTCTATGCTGTTAATGAGCTTGGCGGCATCCATCTCATTGATAGCGGTACAGCAGCCGTTGATACGTTAGCCTTAGCCGTAGGCGAAGGAACCAGCGTTTACAGCATTAGCAGCTTCCTGACAACCCGCCAATATACCTTTGGCACAATGGACAGAAAGAAATATAACAGCTACGAACTCCATATTGAGAGTGCGCCCGAAATTGAGTCTGATGCCATTTTGTCAATGGAAACAGAAAACCTTGATAGCACAGAGGTTTATGGCAACTTATCTACCATCATTGGTGATCCTATACCTTCTGGTGAAGATGAGTCTATTCGCGGTCGTTTGGGTAACAAACGGGCTTATGGAGCACAAATGAGCGTTCTGCCCACCACAGGTCGTCCTAAGATTAGAGCCATTAAACTTACGGGTATGCTTGCATTCTCGTCCACAACCTCTGCTTCCTAATGTCTGACATCAAAAAGGGCTATACGTTCACGGACAAGTCCACGGACTGGGCTTCCAACAAGGAGACAGCCATTCGTCTGAACAAGATGATGGATGAGGCCAAGGTTAATTTAGTGGCTGGCACTAACGTCACCATCACTCCTACGATAAATGGCCCTCAAATCGACGTAACAGGTGCAGGAACAGGCTCTGTAACGTCCATTGACGTTGATGGTGGTACGGGCATCTCCGTAAGTCCTGCTGGGCCTATAACAACGGCTGGCACGTTTACCGTGACCAATACGGCTCCTGACTTAACGGTTGTTCTTAGTGGCGGCACGGGAATCACTACGTCTGGCACCTATCCCAATTTTACGGTTACCAATAGTGCTCCAGACCAGACCGTTGCTTTAACGCAAGGTGGGACAACCACCATCACTGGAACCTATCCCAACTTCAGCATTTCGTCTGCCGACCAATATACGGGAACAGTTACAGGCGTTTCTGTTGTTAGCGCAAACGGTCTTGCTGGTAGTGCAACAACTGGGGCTACGCCAGCCATTACGCTTTCAACCACAGTTAGCGGATTAGTAAAAGGCAACGGAACAGCTTTGAGCGCGGCTACTGCTGGTACTGATTATGTCATTCCAAGTGGAAGCATCACAGGAACAGCAGGAAACGTAACGGGAATTGTTGCTGTTGCCAATGGTGGCAGTGGAACGAGTAGCCCAAGTCTTGTAGCTGGAACAAACGTAACTATCAGTGGTTCTTGGCCCAATCAAACAATCAATTCTACGGCTGGTGGAGGTGGAGGCGGAACGGTTACAAGTGTTTCTGTTGTTACAGCCAATGGGGTTTCTGGTAGTGTTGCTAACCCAACTACCACTCCTGCAATTACCCTAACATTAGGTGATATTAGTGCTGCAACTAGCAAACCAAGTGTTTTGGGTTCAGTAACGAGAACTTTTGCTAATAGAGCAGAAGATGTGTTTAACGTCAAAGACTACGGAGCATTGGGAACTTCTAGTAACGATAGCACAGCAATCAATGCGGCCATAGCTGCCATTAATTCTTCAAATTATGGTGGCATTCTTCGTTTTCCTGCTGGCACTTATGGCATGGGAACAACCGCGCTTACAACAATTACAAAACCAGTTAAGATTCTAGGCGACGGAATAGGGGTGACAATCATTGATCTTGCTGCAACCCTTGATGGGTTTAACATTGACTTCTCAACGGCGCCTGGGCCGGGATTTGCGTCTGCTTACGATTTTACGATTAGGACCGCAAATGCAACTACTGCAAATACGGCACTTACTTTTAAGCAAAAAACAGGCGGCACCACAAAGTCATCGTTTGAGTTTTGTGCTCTTAGCATTGAGGGATGCTGGTCAAAAGGCATATTCATTAACAATGCTGCCATGAATGATTCGCAGGGTGGTACAATTAGAGACATTGCCCTAGTTGGCACGCAAGGCGCAACAACAAGATTTGGCCACGGTATTTATATTGCGGGTGCGTCAAACATTAACGTTTCATCTGTTAAGGGATTTGAAGCCGACGTAGGATGTTTTGTTTCTTCTTCACCTAAATGCGAAGGAGTATGGATAAGCGATTCGATTTTTGTTAATACGCGCCGAGGAGTTGAAGCGGCAGGGCCGAATACTTGGATGACCAATATCCACGCTAATGTATCTCAGCTTTACACAACATCATTAACTGGTTATGGATTTTACGTTACTGGCAATCAAAGCGTTTTGACCAGTTGCTATATGTTGTCAGACAAATCAACTTCTGTTGGTTTTTACATAAATGCAACAGAGGTTAGCATGACTAATAGCAGGGCGCTTCGTGTATCAGGCACACTGACTAACGGCCTTGTAATGGGATCGTCGTGCGCTCAATGCGTAGTAAGCAATAATCATTTCCAGTCTCTTAGTGCGTCTGCAATTAGCTGCGCGGGGAATAATAATCTCATTGAGGGCAACTATTACACGGATTGCGCGGCGACCTATCCGATTAACGATACTTCGGGGTTAAACAACGTAATCAGTAACAATTTCAGCAGTAATAGCACAAAAATTGAATTAAATAGCGCAAGCCTATCTCCAGTTGGTTATGTTGCATCTGTAACATGGGACCCCGCTTCACTTGTTCCTGGACAACAAGATTTTGTTGCCGTTGCAGCTCCTGGTGCTGCGTTTGGTCAAGCGTGGGTTGTTGGCGTTCCCTACGATATGCAAAACATGATTACAGTGGCCTTTGTAATAGCCGCTGGTTTTGTTAGAATAACTGTTTTTAATTCTTCTGGTGTAATTGATACCA